TGAATAACTTTATCAAGCAGGGATACAAGGAAGACACGGAAGAAGACATCGAATGCTGGCGGATGAAGTTCGAATGCACGATGATTGACAATTCGGGTGACCGTACACAATATGTAAAGGCAAAATCTGGCGAAGTTGAGCTTATTGACGGTAAAATAAACCCAGTTACGCCTATACATCCGACATATGGCATCGAAGAAATGATGTGGAAGTACGGATACGGGCAATATATCCCCGATTTGCTGGATATGATTGTTCAATCAGGGGAAATAACCAACCAATATATGGAGAATGGGGATACCCCTATACCAACGAGTATATCAGAAAAAGTATTGTTTTTACCCGAAAATTTCCCACAAAAAAAGAATTATGACGAACTATACGGAGTATTGAACATGAAATATGTTCCATATAATGATAATATAGATTACCTTTTAAATTATTTAGAGGTAAGAGAGGTTAATATAGATACATCTAAATGGACGAATTTCAAAAACAGATTTCAAAACTGTTTTTTTCTCAAAAATATAAATGAAGGTAATATTATAGATTGTGGGAATATAGCTGATAATAGTTTCATAAATACATTTTATGGCGCTGGTGCTTTTGAAGAAATTAGTTTGATAAATATCCCTGATAGAGCATTTGATTGCACATATATGTTTTTTGTATTTTCTAATATAGTATATTTTAATCGAACAAAAAAAATATCATTTTCGCCTAAATTAAAAATATTTAACGCATTATATTTATTTTCTGGGAGAATTAATTTAGAAGTAATTGAAGGAGAATTAGATTTTTCAGGTGCAAGGTCTAACTCTGATTTATTTAGACCTTTTAATTCTTGTAATTATCTTCGTGAAGTAAGATTTACTAAAGAGTCAATTCATTATTCTATGTCTATAAATAATTCTTCAAGATTATCTGATGAATCTATCCAAAGTCTCATTGATGGGTTGGCGACTGTAGAAACGACACAGACATTATCATTCCATTCTGATGTATATAACAAACTGACAGATGAGCAAAAAGAGGCAGCATCAAATAAAGGTTGGACTATAGTGGGGAGTTGATATGGTAGAGTTAAAAGCGAAAAACGGTTATTTATATACCGACAAAAACAAGACATTTTTTGCCGAAGTTTTGTTGCTGGGGAAATATGACGACAAAAAGAATTATCGGCAGATAAAAATAGAAGGCAACGAAGAATTAATAAACAAATATAAAAATGGAGATACGACAGGTATTATCTGATGAATCTTTGAACGACAGGGGGTTCCGCGTAATGAATGATTCTATAAAATGGGACAGATATTTAAAAAATCCCGTTCTTGTAGAACAGCATATGTCATGGGAACCGCCTATCGGCAGGATAGATGATATAAAACTCGAAAATGACGCATGGACAGGGGTTTTGGTATTCGCTTCTACCGAAAAAGGCAAGATGTATGAGAAATTATACAATGAAGGCTGTATAAGAGCCGTATCTATTGGCGGGAATGCAGTAATAGTAGAGAATGAGAGGGGAGAGAAAAAAACAAAGTCTTTTGATATTTTTGAAGTCTCTTTAGTTACTATTCCTTCAAATGCCAATGCGGTAAAACATGAATTGGGGCATATTCCGGTAGAATATAAATTATATTGTGATAAAAAGGAATTTATTACTTTAAGTTCTAATTTTGAAGAATTAAATAATATGGAAGAAGAAAAAGAAAAAAAGGAAGAATTGGAGGCTAAGCCCGAAGTTCAAGAAGTTCCAGAGTCAGAAGCTCCAAAAGAAGAGCTTAAGGCTGAGGAAACAAAAAACACAGTCCTTTCGGCTTTGAAAGATTTGTTAGGTCTGAATTCAAAGAAGAAATTAGAAGATGATGATGAAGATGAAAAAGAAGAAGACAAAGACATTGAAGAAGACGAAAAAGAGGACAAGAAGGAAGTAGAGGACACCAAAGCTAAAGACGAAAAGGAAAAATTGGAGTCTGAGGATTTGAAAAAGAAATTGCCTGAAAAAGTAGCGGAAAGATTGCAGGCTAACCCTGAAGCAAGAATTTTTACAGAAAATACACAACAACCTAAAATTATGACAGAATACAAGACTTTACATTCTTATCTTTCTTCTCAGGAAGGGAAAAATAAGATGGGTATGATGGCATTAGGCTCTGACTTGAAATATGCTCATGAGCACAAGCCTATCCCAGTTCATGACTTGCTGGATTCTTACAAAGAATTGGCGTCTATTTTGAAAAATGACCGCGACTTTATGAGCTCTTTCGGTCAAGTGAATTTATGTTTTGAAGGGACAGCTCCAAAAGCTACTCCGCAACTATTGGATACTATTCTTGCTGCCGGAGACAATACCTATGATTTCTTGGCAACACCTGATTTAGTAGCCGTACAGTGGCTGGCAATGTATTACCGCATGTTGTTCCCTATTAACACATTCGCTGATAGAATCCCGCGTATTAGTTCAGATTCAGCCGGTACGATACACCCAGAAATAAACATGACTCCTAAAGTTTATTTCGATACTTTGGTGCCTAAAGAAAAAGTGTCCGAGTATTTGTATGACGACGACCCAATCGCCATTCCTACTTATGCTTTCTCTTTAAATGCCATTGCATGGCAGCCTGGCGATGATAATCTGTTGAGATATGACAAGAGAGGCATCGGTATGGCTGAGGCTTTGAGAGTAGTATCGAACGCTCAACATAACTATATTATCCAACAGTTGGCAGAAGCTGTTAAGGAAGGTACTTTTGTCCCTATGACTGGTACCGCTACTGTAAATTCAGCAGGCATGTTCCCAGCTAATCCCGCTGCTTCAGGGAATATCAAAGATTTCACGGTAGCTGACTTGTTAAGCCTCCGCATGAAGTTTATCCAAGCTAACTTCAATTTGGACATTGAACGTCCAGAGGTAGTAATGGACGCTATCTATGCTAACCAATTGCAGTCAAATGATACTTTTGTAAATGCGTTGAACTTGCCTACTGAAAATATC